TTAGTTGCAATAATATTTGTATTGGTCAGTTATTTTTCTTATATGGTAGGTAATAGTAGGGCTGCTGATGTGGAACGACATATATATGAAGCAGAAGTTTCATACCATGAATTTGTACGAGTTATAAAATCTACATTTAAAATATTGGAAGATGATGATTCTTGGGAATTATTTAGTATTGGAATTACTAAGAGTATTTATTATCCAGAAAATATGGTAACAATATATTTTGAAAAGGTAAAGTAATGAAGATTTTTGAAATTGTAACTACAAAAGATAATAAATTTGCTATCCAGACACTAATTAATAAAGATTTTACATTTATTACAGATTCTCGTAAGAGTGCAGAGGTGGTTGCAGATTACTTTACAAGGGTTCTTATCATGGGTATAGGATATAGTTCTGCATTACTCACTCAAACTGCTAATAAATTAGTAGCAGAATTATATCCGACTTCAGTAGTGAAGGATTTGGCTGATGAAGTTGCTGAAGCTGCTAAAGTTGCTGAGGCTACTGCTCCACCGGATTAACCACTACAGTAACCGAATTTGCCATAGAATTATCTAAGGCAGTTGTAAATAGTGACTAATCTTATTGCAGTAGGTGTTGTTTTACTACCTATTATATTATTTATAGCTATAATTATACCTATTTCACCTTCATCACAAAAAAGTGATCGAAAAAGAAAAGATTTTACTTGACAAACCTTTTAAAAGAGTGTATACTATATATAGATACTAATTTCAAATTGCTACACACATATTATATTATTGAGCTTACGAATAGGTATCTAACAACCTCATACTTATTACGTTAGGACTAAATGGCTGAACGTATAGAGAGATTAAACCCACAAAAACTTAATAAAGAACAGAATGAACCCTCAGATAATTCCTTTCTGAAGGGTTTTTCTGCTGGTAAATCTGTATCTGGAGGTAAGTCTGTAGTTGTAAACAAATTAGTTATAGATGGTACCATTAATGTTCTAAAAAGAGCTATAAATAATGCTACTCCTGATAATTTTGATAAGATTTTATCGGTAATGGAGAAAGTAGTGGCATTAAATAAAGGTTCTAATGTTAATTTGGATACTTTATCAGGTGAATTGGAAGTACTTGAGACTAGTTTACCAGCTAGTAGCAATCTTATAGCTGAAAATACTAGATTAAATAGAGATGTTCTACGAAGAAGTCCTTATGCTCCTGGAGTATCCAGGGGCCCTGGAAGAATAACACCATTTACTCCTATTGATAAAACTTCACAGGCTGATATAGCTAGGATTCAACCTCCTGCGGCACCTCCTATGGCGCCTGCTATGGCGCCTCCTGTAGCACCTCCTATGGCGCCTCCTACGGCACCTCCATTTAGACCACAACCCCCATTAGTTGATCCTGAGAGACAAAGGGTTGCACCGGCTGCTCCTGTAAGGGAACCAATTTTAGCAGACCAGCCTCCTCCTACAAATCTTGTAGAATCTGATTTTGATCATTTGACTTTTTCGCAAGCATTAGAGGTAGCGAAGGAGTCTGGTTTAGAAACATTTAGGTGGCAGGGTGAATTGTATTCAACTAGATCAAGTGCTGATCGCGCTTCCACTACTGCACCAGCTAGGCAACGAAATATGGCTCATGGTGGTCCAGTTACACAAAATGAAGGAGAAAGGATGGCGGCAACGCCTGGGGTAGCCATGCTCACCAACCTCAAGGTTCCTAAAATTAAGGCGACATCTCCCACCACGCAGCTATCTGAGTTTGAGAAAGCATTTGAGGCTGCAAGTTCGGCTGGTTTGGAAACATTTAAGTGGGAGGGTAACGTGTTTACAACTGATAAGAAGGCCACACCGGCACAATCGCCGCAGTTGGAGCTGGAGCTGGAGCCACAAGCCATTGCTCAGGCCGCACCTCGCGTTCGCCGAGGCGGTCGCCGCCGACCACAGCTCCAGCCACAGCTCCAGACACAACCGCCATCATCCTTTTCGGGTGGCGGTTTAATTAAACGTAAGAACTACGCTGTGGGTGGTCTAGTTGAATCAAATGAAGTAGAAGGAGTGGGTACCCAGCAGCGCACCCTCAATGGCAATGGCGGAGCACCTCCCCTGGTGGTTAGCCTAGTGCCTGACCCGACGACGCTGGAAGACGCCATGGCCGAGGTCGTTGCCGGTCAGGCAGCCGACGCACCTACCGAACCGCCGCAGTTCCAGGACGATGATGAGTATGCACTTGTCCCGCCGCCCTACCGTGCCTGGGTAGACGCGAAGGAAGCCAGCGCACCGGAACGCCATCAGAAATATGAAAAACAAATAGGACCTCTAATTAATAGGTTAGAAGGGGTTCACAATAGTGTATATCCAGATACTAAAGGGTTCATTACTGTAGGTATTGGTCATCTTGTTACAGATGAAACATATGACATTCTTGAAGAACGAGGTGTTCCTCTGAAAGTTAGAAGTGATCTAAAAGACGCGGTTACACAAATGAAAACAGATGTTTCAGAGTGTGGTGAAGATAATGCATGTATAAATAATATTAAGAAAGTTAACTTCGGACTATCTGATGAACATCGAGATCTTTTAAGAGATTATGACATTGGTAAAAAAGAAAAAGTACTACAAGGTGAAATTCCTGCTTTTGATTTCTTACCTGTTGCTTTACAAGTACAATTATTACAATCTAGATATAGAGGTGCCATAGGAACAAATACTACTAGGTTAATTAACCAAGGTAAATGGGAAGAAGCCGCAGTAGAATTCTTACGTCATGACGAATATTTAGATCCTGAGACATCTACTGGTATTAAAAGTAGGATGGAAGATTTAAGAGATGCACTACTTAATATGGTGGGACAAGATGACTTCGCCCCCGGCTCTAGCTGGGTGCGATATAATAGTACGTTGGGCAATTTAGTTAGAGAAAAAGAGCTACCGGAAATTCTATAAGGCAGCCTACGCTTTACGCGACGACTACGATAATGGATGAGTTCCAGCGTTTGCTACGGACACAATCATAAGAATTATATAGGATTAAACTGATGAAAATTTCGAAGGCTACCATTCCCATAGTTGTTGCGTTTGTAACTGGCCTGAGTCCCCTAGCCGTTATTGCGACTCAAGGATACATGGAAGAAAGACGTGTTGAGCAGGCATATAGGGACGGTCGTATTGATGCCTCAATGCTGCGAGATCACGGATTCTTTGTTCACGAGGACAGTTGGGTCCGCATTGTCATACCAGGACTTCAAATCTCCGAGGAGGCACGAACTCTTCTCGATATAAAGTTCCGAGCCTTTTACCGCGCTCTCAGTAGACTCGTTGAGCAAAACAGGTTTGAGGAGATGAACGCTCAACAGTTGCATTCCGTTCTGACCCGGAACCTTAACGAAACTGTGGTTTCGTACTCTAAAGACGTTATCGCCGCCGGAGTTTCACAGGAGTTCCTGGATGAGTTCAGCAAGTGGCACGCTAGAACAGTGAATGTTTTGGTCCGGGCTATAGAGGAAATCAGTTTCAGCCCCGCGTTCACCGATAACAACGCTCGGATATTCAGCATCCTCTCGCAATACGAAGTTGCGCTTGCGGCTACAATTGATGATCTTGCGCTCCAGTTATGGGCGCAAGATGAGTAACTCGTTTGTTTAGCCAAGCGCCTCCTAGTTAATATGGCAACTAAACATCCTGTATCCGGTAAACGGATGCGTAATAAATCTACTGGACGTAATTATCGTAAAGAGTATGATAACTACCAAGGCAAAAAAGATCAAATTAAACGTAGAAGTAGCAGGAATTCTGCTAGAGCTAAATTAATGAAATCTGGTGTTGTTAAAAAAGATGATGATAAAGATGTAGCTCATAATAATAATAATCCGAAGAATAATAATTCTTCAAATATTAAAGCACAAAGTAAATACAAAAATCGTAGTTTTAAAAGAACTAAAAAGGCTAAAATGAAAAAGTAATGACTTTTAAAATACCTGAGAATGAAACACAAAAAGACTTTTTTAATTTAGTTTTAGATGGTAACTCTATAACTGAAGCTGCCCTTGAAGTAGGATATGCTCATAAGTATGGGTATGAACTTATACGAAAATATAAAGAATACTTTTTAGATTTAATTGAACATAAATTAGTTTTACACGGTGCCCAAGCTGTAAATACTCTTATTAAATCTCTTTCAAGTGAAGGGAAAAATCCTAATGAAAAAATTAATTTAGATACAGCTAAGGATATTTTAGATCGTGTTGGTGTAGTTAAAAAGGATCGTTTGAATATTAGTATTGATAGCGGTTCTGGTGTAGTTCTTTTACCTAGTAAAGATAAAAATGACAACGAAGACAAGGAGTAGAACTTCTTCTACTATCCCTTTTGGGTTTCAATTGCATCCAAATAATGAACATTTACTTATTGAAAATCCAGAAGAGAAAAAAATAGTAGATGAAGTTAGACTAATGAAAGAGTCTCAAAGTTTACGAACATTGACCAAATACGTTGAAGCTCATACGAGCCGTAAACTTACCCCACGAGGCATACAAAAAATAATAAAAAGGTCTTATTAATGTTTTATGGTAATTTATCTTCTTTAATTAAAAATCTTGTGGTAGGTGGATTATTATTAATTGTGGGTGGTACAGGCGGCTGGCTTCTACATTTAGAGCGAGCAACAGCAAGCATAATGGTTGAGGTAGCTCAAGATTATGTAACAAATAGGGATTTAGATAATTTAAAGAATTATATGGATGAACAATTTAATAGAATGGAACGTCTTATTCATCTAAGTCCTGCTTTTAGAAATGAACAATAAGGAGATTTAATATGGCGAGTATTTCTGTTGACCCGCATGAAGCGTATGTGTTAAGAGTCGATTCTGCGGGCTTAGATCGTGACGCTGTAAAAGTTGTAGCTGCTGCTGGTACTTCCGCTAGTGATGCTACTGCAATTACAGCTATTCATAATGTTGTTACAGGTGCCACAGGCGCTGCTGGAGTTGCACTCCCTGCTGCGGATACTAATCGTGGTCCATATACTATTGTAAATGATAATTTAAATTACGCTCTTTTGGTTTACCCTGTGAGCGGCGGTAATGATAATATTAATGAGCTTTCGGAGGATACAGCATTTTACCTTGCTCCACGACAGACTGCATCCTTTGCTGCAACTAGTGCTACTCAGTGGTATGTTGATCATACTAAGAATTTACCTACTAGAGAATCACATTTTGAAATCTTTGATGATTTCACCTCGGCAGCTATTGCATTAACTGGTGTTGTACCTGATACTTGGATTGCTTTTGCTGGTAGTGATGGTGATGCTACTCTTGCAGCAACAACTGCTGGTGTACCAGAAGGTATTATTACTCTAGGATCTGGTGATGGTAATTCTACCAACGATGCTAGTGTCCTTAGCTTAATTCTTCTTTCTAAGGGTTCTTTGGTAAGTCTTGGTACTACTGTTATGGAAGCCCGAGTTTCTACTAGTCATGTTACTGGCTGTACTATTAATGTTGGTTTATCTGATAAACTTGCGGAAAGTGCAGAAAATCTGCTCCATCTTGCCAATAGTGGTACAGTTGCAGATGGTGGCTTAACCGTAAGCAATGTTGCACTGTTCTTATTTGATTTTGATGCTACTGCCAATACTGTATGGCAGGTTTCATCTGAAAATGCAGGTACAATTGGTGCATCTGCTGCCGAAACGTCAACCGGCGTTACTACGACAGCAGATAAATACTATACTTTACGCATTGAAGTTGATGAAGATGGCGATGCTCGTTTTTATGTTAATGGTGTTCTTACAAATACGGTTGCCACAGCAGTTGCTACTACAGCTTTGCTTATTCCGTTTATTGGAATGGATTCAGCAGTTGACGCACAAACTAATACTGATCTATCAGTAGACTACATTTACTTTGCTGGCAATCGACCTGCAACACAATAATAGTATAATTATAATTATAAAGGATAATTAAATGATGGAATTGTTAAATAATAAAGTTTTTTGGGTAGGAGTAGTACTTGGAGTAGTATTTGTTTCCTTTGGGGTCTATTTATTCCCACTTTAAATAAGGAAATATAATATGAGTACTGGAATGCAAAACGCTATTTCTAGAACAAGTCAATCATTCGCACCATATTATGATGCTAATGTTAATGGAAATGTGTATACATTCGGTATCAGCAACACAGCCCTTGTAGCAGCTAATGCAGTTGCTACGGGGCTGACTGCTACTTCTAAACCTGTAGTTGGTCTTTGGAATGATGTTGGTACCGGAAAAAATTTAGTTGTACTTAATGCTACAGTTGTAGCTACTACATTAGCAGATTCTGCTGTAGCTCCGGGAGGTTTTATATGGTATAAAGGATTAACTGAAACATCTATTTCAACTGGTAGTACTCCTATTAATTGTTCTACTTTAGCTGCTTCTGGTTCAATTGCTAAAGTTTTTGCTATGAGTACTGCACTTACTGGTCTTGTTTCATCAATAGTAATTCTACGACCTTCTCCTATTACTATTTTAAATGCCGCTGGAGCGAGTACTGCTATTACTCAACCCCAAGGTGTGTCTGAAGATAGGGTTGATGGGAGTATTATTGTACCTCCCGGTGGAGTACTTTCTCTAATGAATCAGGTTGCTACTACAACTGTTTCACTTGGAGTTAGTATTACTTGGGCTGAAGAAAATATTACAAGTTAAATAAGTGTGGGAGATAAAACTCCCACACAATTTCTATGACAGAAAATTTACCAGAAGCTCCCTTAGAAACTAGAAAGAAACGTAAGTATCAATATAGTTCTAGGGAAAGAGCTAAGATAGCAGCAAATAGAGCAGCTAAAAGAGCTAAAGATAATGCTGAGAATGCTAATAAATTAGCAGATATAGCTAAAAAGAAACAAGAGGCAGCTAAGAAAAAGAAAGAAGTTGCTGATTCTTTTTCAAAGAAAATATCTGGTGAAAGTAAAACTGGATATGTAGTTACAGGAGAAGAGATTAATGCTTCAACACCTGTAGCCAAAATGATTATTGATGAAGAAGAAGTTGATATTGCCTTTAAAGCAAATCCAGGCGCACAAGAAGAGTTTCTAGCATCATCTGAAAAAGAAGTTTTATATGGTGGTGCAGCAGGTGGCGGAAAAAGCTTTGCGATGTTAGCTGATCCACTTAGATACGTTTATAACTCTAATCATAAAGCACTATTAGTCCGTAAGAGTATGCCTGAACTTCAGGAACTTATAGACAAATCTCAAGAACTATACAGGAAAGCATATCCTGGCGCTAAATGGAATCAACAAAAATCTAGATGGATATTTCCATCAGGCGCCATCATCTTAATGAGCTTCGTAGAAAATGACTCCGATGTTCATAGATATCAAGGACAGGCTTTTACTTGGATTGGAATTGATGAACTAACCCATTATGCTACTCCATTTGTATGGAATTATCTTCGTTCTCGATTACGTACAACTGATACTAGTATTGAAACGTACATGAGAGCTACTACAAATCCTGGTGGAGTTGGTGGTGCATGGGTTAAAAAGATGTTTATTTCTCCTGCCTCGTATAATACTGCATTTTGGGCAAGAGATATTGATACAGATCAAATTCTTACTTTTCCCATTAGTGAATATGTTGATGAGAAATTACGTGGGAAACCTATTTTTAAAAGAAGATTTATTCCTGCGAAATTATCTGATAATCCTTACTTAATGCGTTCGCCAGAATATCTGGCAATGCTTTCATCCTTACCTGAAGTACAACGTAGACGACTATTAGAGGGAGATTGGGATGTAACTGAAGATACAGCTTTCCCAGAGTTTGATAAAAATATCCATGTTATTGAGCCTTTTGATATTCCTGCTAATTGGAAACGTTTTCGATCTTGTGATTATGGATATGTCGCTCCTAGTGCTGTACTTTGGTATGCTGTTTCTTCTGAAGGTACTGTATATATCTACCGTGAACTCTATGAAAAGGGACTTGATGGGGAAGCATTAGCAGGTAGAATTATTGATATGGAGTGGGATGATCCCGGCATTCTAACCGGCCCATTAGATAACGAAAGTTGGGCTCAAAGAGGACAAAGAGGTCCAAGTATTGCAGAGACAATGATTAAAGAAGGCGTTCGATGGAACAAGGCTGATAAAGGGCCGGGAAGTCGAATAAGAGGAAAATCAGAAGTTCATAGACGATTAAAACATGATACTTATACTGAAAAACCTGGTGTAATTATATTTTCTAATTGTAGAAATTTAATCCGTACATTACCTATTTTACCATTAGACCCTAATAAGCCTGAAGATGTAGATACTAATTTTATTGAAGATCACTTATATGATTCACTAAGATACGGATTAAGTAGTCGTCCAAGTGTTTCTTTATATCCTGATGAAAAAAGATTTATTTATCAAGCAGAACAGCCAAAGTATGTTGATTCCAATTTTGGATATTAAAAATGCCTAAAATTTTAGATAGATTAGTTAAACAATTAATAGCAAAAGGAAAATAATATGAATTTTAAATTTAATGATGGTCGTAAAATGGGTTCATTTAATCCTAATATGAAACCAGGATATGATTATAGAATGTCTACTACCAGAGCATTAGGTGATGGTGGTTCAAGAGAAGTTCTAACTGTTAAATCTTCTGGTGGTAAGCCAGCACAGTCTGATGCAGAATTTAAGCGTAAGCACGCTGATTTTTCGTTAGATAGATCTTATCCTCCTAAGAAAATGCATAGTGGGTTAGTATATTAATTCTTTATGGCAATTGAAACACTATATGCTGGTCCTCTTGAGGGAATAGAACCAGAGGACATTAAAAAGGCACGTATAGAGCAAGATAAGTCAGATATTAATGTCCCTGCTGTAGTACAATTAGTATTATCTCGTTATGAACGAGCTAAAACTGCTCGTTTTCCTACAGAAAAAAGAATGTTAACAGCCTATGAAGATTACAGAGGCATTGTTAATATTGCTCGTAATATGAGAACTGATGAAAAGTCTAGAGTTTTCGTAAAAATTCCTAAAACTAAAACCTTAGCTGCTTATGGACAACTTAATGAAGTTATATTTGGTGGAAATAAGTTTCCTCTAGGTATTTCTGCAACTGAACGACCAGATGGTGTTGCTGAATTTGCACATGTTTCTTCCGATGAACCTGCACCTGAAACAGAACCCAATATTGAATTTGGTTTTCCTGGTGATGGTACAAGAGAAAATGAAACAGTTTCACCTGTACATTTTCTTGGTGGTCTTAGAGACAAATTTAAAAAAGGTATTGAAAAATTTGTACCTGGACCTGCTCCTACTGACGAGCCACAAGTTTCTCCTGCCAAGGAAGCTGCCTTGGAAATGGAAAAAACTATTAAAGATCAATTAACAGAATCAAAAGCTTCAAGAGAATTACGTAAAGCTATATTTGAAGCAGCTTTATATGGTACAGGAATTATTAAAGGTCCATTTACAAAAGAAGAAATTACTCCCACATGGACAATATCTATAGATGATAATGGAGAAAAAGTTACAGATTATAAACCTAAAGTAAAAATTATTCCTGCTATTGAACACGTATCAGTATGGGATGCTTTTCCTGAAGCAGCAAGTATAAATATGGATGATCTGGACTACATGATCCAGCGCCATCGTCTTACTAAGTCTAAAGTACGTAAACTTCGTTATTTACCTTATTTTAATATTGCTGCTCTTAATGATGCTATTTTTCAAGGAGCAAACTATACTAAACAGCACTATGAAGATCAGCTATCCTACGACAATAGTGATTCTCAACAAGAACAAAATAGATGGGAAGTTATTGAGTATTGGGGACCACTTGATAAGGAAATGGCTATTGAAGCCGGTATGGAGAATACTGATGATTTAACTGAGCTAGACGAACTTCAAGTTAATATTTGGGTTTGTAATAATCAACTTCTACGAATGGTTGTTAATCCGTTTGAACCTCAAAAAATTCCATATCATGTTTTCCCTTATGAACGTGATCCTCATGAATTCTTTGGTGTTGGTGTTCCTGAGAATATGGCAGATAGCACTATTCTTATGAATGGTCATGCAAGAATGGCTATTGATAACTTAGCACTTTCTGGTAACCTAGTGTTTGATATTGATGAATCTGCATTAGTTCCTGGACAACCTATGGATATTTATCCTGGTAAGATATTTAGACGACAATCTGGTATGGCTGGTCAAGCTGTTTTTGGAATTAAATTTCCATCTACAACTAATGAAAATCTTATGATGTTTGATCGTTGGCGACAGATTGCTGATGAAGAAACAGGTATTCCTTCTTATAGTCATGGACAAACTAGGGTTCAAGCTACTACACGTACTGCGGCTGGTATGTCAATGCTTATGGGTGCAGCAGCACTTAATATTAAAACTGTTGTTAAAAATATTGATGATTATTTATTAAAACCTATTGGTGAAGCACTTTACTATTGGAATATGCAGTTTAATCCTGATGTTCGTATTCAAGGAGATTTAAAAGTTAAGGCTTTAGGTACAGAAGCTCTTATGCAAAAAGAAGTTAGAAGTCAACGATTAACTGCTTTCTTACAGCATATTTCTAATCCTCTATTAGCTCCTTGGATTAAACCTGGTTTCATTCTTAAAGAATTAGCTTATTCGTTAGATATTGATCCAGAAGAAGCTATTAATGATTTAGATCAAGCGAAAGTTATAGCTTCTCTTATTGAGCAGGCTGGTAAGTTAGAAGGTGGTCCTCCCGGTCAAGGTGGCCCACTAGGATTAAGTGGCCCACCAGGATTAGGTGGTCCTCTCGGTCAAGGTGGCCCACCAGGATTAGGTGGTCCTCCAGGTCAAGGTGCTCCTCCACCCGGAGGTTCTACAGGAACAGGAGATGGTACAATAGGACCAGCTAATGTTCAGATGCCGGAAGAAGAAAGCTTCTCAGGAAATACATATGGCAATACGCAAAGAAATCCTTAATCGTCTTAATATTTTAGTAAACTCTTCTGATTGGGGTAGTTTGTTAGAATATTTAAATGATCAAGAAAAAATTAATCGAGGTATGCAGGATACTTCTGAATCTTTACAAAAATTATATCAGTCCCAAGGCTCAGAACAACTTATTAATAAGTTACGTTCATTAAAAGAAATAGTCAAAAATGAATTTATTTCTCAAAAACAGGAAAATAATAGGTAATGGTAGATAATTCCAATACATATGGCAATCCAATAGCGCAAGAAAATAAGTTCTTTCATTCATGGGGGATAACCTTTTGCCTATAACGTATCATGACCCCAAAGCATACCTTGTAAATAATCAACAACAGCCTGTTCGTTCAATGCCACCAGGATTTACTCGTAACACCAACCCCGACCTGCGTTGGACTCAGATGACCATACCATGGTTCAACCCCACAACTGGAGAGACTTGGACAGCGCCAGACGGATCATATATCCCACCTGCTGGATGGCAGCAGAATATCCCAGGCGGACCTCGCCTCGACAGGGACAGAGGTAGGGATAGAGATAGGGGTAGAGATAGAGGTAGAGATAGAGATAGACGTGGCAGGCCAGTGCCAGTGGAGCCGCCACAATACGAGTTACCAGAATTTTTTGATAAGTTTGGACGCAGGGACAGAGATCGGCCCGTCAAGCCTTTTATGCCTCCAGGGTTTACTGCTCCCCCGTCCGGTAGCAACGTCACAATGGCGCTTCAGGACTTCCACAACCCCACAACTGGTGAGACGTTCCGCGTGGGCACAGGAGGATACACTCCAGGCCCAGGATGGGAACGTGGAGGATTGCCGGAAGATTGGACTCCACAACCCGGTCAGCCGCCTTCGCGGCCGTGGACCGCGCCGACGTTGACGTCTGCTGAGGCAGCCCAGATAGCCGAGGCAGAAGCCGCAGGAGCTACAGAAGCCGTGGCAGCCGGGGATGGTGAAGATCAAATAGATCAAGAAGCTACTGCTAGATTGCGAGCAGGTGGTATTGAAGATTTATATGCCTTTAGGGACCAAAACACTGGTATGTTGTATAATGCTCCGGCCCCTAGAAATAGACCTCCATTAACTAGACAACCTATAGGTGTTGAGCCAAGGCCTATTGATCCTCCTGATCCTACTGATCCTACTGATCCTACTCCTGCTACAGGAATGGATTATGATGAATGGTATAGACTGGACCAGGAACGGCGTAGGAGAGAACGGGAAAAAGAGGAGGAAGATGAGTCCGCGCGCCAGCAGGCTGAAGAAGAGCAGGATTGGAAGGACGTACATCCTAACAGGATGCTTTCCAAGGACCAGTCCCGCGAATACCGCAGCGGCGGTACCACCAAGGAACGGAATGAAAGAGCCCAAGAGATAGCAGCAATCCGGATAGAGGGGCTCGAAAAATATTTGAAAAGACGAGAAACGAGTGGATGGAATATATCAACTGACCTAGCCCATCCCTATTCTATTTCGCATGCCAAGAAACTGCTAGAGGGGTATCAAAATATTGTCTCCGGTCTCAGACCAAATGAAATAATGATTGCAGGGCAATTACGTAATGCACCCATAGAATATGCACCTCCCGGCTCTGCGGCGCACAATCAATACCTCGCTGAC